TGTTGTAGAATTCCATTCAAAAATACCCCATGTACTTTGTGTCGTATCTAACCAAAATGTACCGTCAAGAGGCGCTCCGACTGGTCTACCTGTTTGACCCACTAAACTTGCAAGGTCGATATCTGCACGTAAGCAAAATACCTGATTTGCTATACCTAAAGCAGAATATGCAGCAAGTAATCCATATTCATTCAATTCATAACCTTGAATAGGAGTACCATTTGTAGTACTATAAAAGAATGGTTTACCATAAAGAGTTACTAAATCACGTTGACTTACAACTCTGAACAACTTATTTGCGTTTGCAGCAGTTGTTCCTTGGGCAACCCCAGTACCATTTGGATTTGCTTTGTTAGATGCTGTAGCAAATACTACTAGCGGAATTGAATTTAGTGGGGCAGGAAGATATTGACTTTGGTCAGTAATTGTTACTTCTACGCCCGGAGATGCTAATGCCATTTTAATTTTCCTTTAATGTAAAATTGTGAGGTTTACAACCTGTATCGCTTTATATTATTTAGCGCAAGTTGTAAAAAATGATTGATTACGGTGCCTTCGAAGGCACGATAAATATTATAATGACAAAAATAAGACCTATTTGTAAACAGTGTAATAAAAATGTTTGCGCAATAAATTATGTCAGGAATGACATAACTCATTATAGAAGTATATGTAATGGTTGTGGTAGTAAAAAGATTAAAAAACGACCAACAAAATCCAATTGGGAGAAGGCAGGTTATACTAAAAAATCCACATGTGATATTTGTGGATTTAGATCATTATATCCCACACAAATGATCGTTTTTCACATAGACGGAACTCTCAAAAATACTAATTATAGTAATCTGAGGTCTATATGTCTAAATTGTGTTGAAGTTGTAAAACGCAAAGAGATTACCTGGAAAAGGGGAGATTTACAAGTGGATTATTGAATCGATTTTTTTATGTAAATCAGATATTGATCCATCATTCTTGATATAGTAATCGTATTCTAAGCCAACACTACTATATTCACTAGCATGAACATTTTGTTCTATAAGTTTGTTTTTAGCAATATTAATTGCTGACTGGTCGTTACTATTATTCAAGGTAACTGCAATATCATACCACGTTGGTCTTAGACCACGCTCTACTCTAACTGTTAATCCGCCGGCATTTTTAATTGCTTTTACTTCATTGATAAATCTGCAATCGGTGATCACAACATTGGAAGTTGTATTTCTAAGTTTGTTTTCCACACTAGCTACCCAAATATCCTGATGAAATCCATTCCTGCAAACTTCTGTGCCCCAATATTGTAATACCCATCTCGGCGTTAAATGTGGTATATTTAACCTATCCGCCCACCATTGGTCTACCTGATCACGCCATAAACGGCTTTCTGTTGTAAGTCCATCTAGAAGATTTCTATCCCAATTGAAAACTGATGCTACCGCATCTTTAAGACTTGCAGCAAAACTTACACGCTTAAATTGATGTTGTAGGCAAAGATAGTCTGCAATAGTGTCCTTGCCCGATGAAATTAATCCGGTAATTCCGATGATCATATGAAAACTCCTGATAGATACTTAGTATACAACAGGAGTATGTTGAAAGAAAGTGTTTAGGCAACCGAAAAATGGTCTTTACTTAGTGGCCTTGTAGCGACTACTTTACCGGGTAGGCCTCTTTTTGAATTTAATTCGTCATAGACAGTATCGCCCACGCCATCTTCCGGATCTACTTTTAGTATAGATATAGGAACATTACTAACTTTTAAAACAGTATCGCAACCTTTTTCTTGTGCAAACCATAACGCATCATCTGGATCAGTTGTTAAATACAAATATCTTGACTGCCCCATATTTGCACCGGAAATGGCTGTTCCAGGTTGCCAACCATTTGCTAATAATATTTTAGCAAACTCTGAACACGTTCCGTGATATAAAGTGATGGTAGAATTATCTTCATGAAAAAGATCACTAATCTTCATTTAACCTTGAATCCATGTCAGAGGTTGAGAATAATCTTGATATTTACGCAAGTCCTCAATAAGTGACTCTTGTAGTGCCTTTCCTTCTGCTTTTAATGCAGTACCATTTAATGTTGTTCCGCCACCTGGACCAGCAATAGAACTAAATTTCTCACGCGCCTCACCAATAATCATTTTCAAAGTTGCTAGAGTAAAGTCACCTAACCAAACACCAGCGCCCGGATCTTGTATTAGTTCAACTACAGGGCGCTGTACATCAGCCCAAATAAGAATTCTTTCTCCTGAACCTTTAAAGTCACGAACAACTTTTAATACCTTTGTAACAGGATTGAATGTGTAATTCAAATATCCACCGAACATTCTAGCAGCCAATTCTACATAACCGGCATAAAAATCATATGTTGCCATGCCGCCAGTATAGTTATAGTTCAATAGGTATGTGTTAAGAATAGCACTTGAAAAGGGATCGAATGCTGTGCTGCTAGGTCCTGTTTCTAGACCAACAGTTCTTCTATATAAACATCTTACATTAATGAATTCTTGCGGTAATGTATAAGTGTCAACATTTTTTAACACTGTCATCAATGTGTATGATTCTACTGTAGCGTTTTGCGCACGTTGACGGTACAATTTTACAGCATAATTAAATGCTGCTTCATAATGTTGAGGATCTAGTTCTAGATCAATTATTCCATCACCCAAACGCAAGGCAATGTTTCTAAACAAAGCCTGTTTTAATTCATCTTCGGTAAGATTGGTTGGTGTAGAAAGTACATTTGCTGTCATAATAAGTCCCTGATGTTAGTATTTATCAGGGACTTATTATTATTGCTTAAGTTTAAAAATAAGAAACAAATGTTTCAACTCATGTTGCCATGGATTTTTTATTCCATAAGCCAAATGTCCAAATCTAACATCTGAGTCAATGTAATCGATACCTTTAACCCTAACATCTCCTGTAATAGAAGTCAATGCGACACCGTCGGGAATTTGTTCAAACTCCTCTGGGGTTAGTAGGTACAATCCATCTTGTCTTTCATCCCACTTGACCATGTTAAAGATCACCTTCTTTACGGTTTTCTGAATAAAAAGCATCAAAATGACCGCCGGGGTATCGTGCTTCAAGCTTCTTTACATTCTCACTAATGACTTCATTAGGGTCATAACCGAGGGCACGACATGCATTGATCCAATACCAAATGATATCACCAAGTTCCCGCTTCATATGGAAACGATTTTCTTCATTAAAGGGCTTTCCTTGGAACAACATCTTTTTAACGATTTCGTTAAACTCCCCGCCTTCACTTGCCAGACCAATACCTGCGGTAGCAAGTAGACTGATGTTAAGATTAGGCTCATTATCAAGTTCTTGCAGACGCCTAATTAATAGTTCAACATGATTACTAGATCCGCTAGTAACTGCTTGGACAAAGTCTTGATACTTGTTTAAGTCAATTTTTTGTGTCATTTCATCTCCATAGTTTAAGTAGTCCCACAAATTCGGGAAATTCAATATCAGGGCGGGGCATTAATACCACTGCCACCTCTTGTCCGTTTAATCGGCTTTCAGTAACGACGATTGAATCGGACACTCCCTTGAGCATTGCAAATTCAGCAAGGGTAACTTGACAAGTAACTTTTTTGAAGCTTTGATTAAGCCACTTTTTGTAATTTTCATTATCCTGGTACTTTAAGTGGCACATTAAACTTGCATGTGCTGCTGAATTCATTGCTATGCCAACTGGTATATCTTCCTTGATACAAATATACATCTTCATTAGAATGCCTTTAGAATGATCAGGTTTTCGTTGAACCTGCCAGTGGGTTGTACACTTACTGCTTTGATGTTTTCAAAGTATTTTCGTGCAGCAGGCTTACTACCCATAATTTCTTTGATTTGCTCGTTGGGTTTACGCAACGTCTTGATCTCCGACTTGTTGGTATCGAAGCCAAGAATCGTATTGCCCTTTACTGTAAAACTCTTGCTGTATTCATCAGCAATGTAATGATGCAGTTTACGCTTTGCAGTGTCATAGACCCAGGCTTCGCTTGCGCCATGCAGTTTGACAGGATGTAGGCTGACAAGATCCAATTTCATCTTGGGATCCTTAAACTCCTTAAGGTATTTGAGTTTGCTTACGATTTTTTCAACAGGGACAGCCTTACGCTTCCTGGGAGTCTTGGTTGCCTTCTTAACACTAACATAGCTATTGAGGTCGGCAATTACTTGTTCGATAAACTTAACAATGTTTTTCAGTTGCGTTTTACCGAATTGACCATATCCTTCGACCAGTTGCTTGTCCTTGCCCTCAACGACCATTTCGAATTCATTGAGTTTGTTTTTCCAGATATCAAGAACAATGCTTACGTGTTGTGGCAAAACATTCTTTTTGCTGACTTCATCTACTGCTTTAGTAGTAAACTTACTAGGAGCACCTGACTTGATAAAGTCATCGAAAATACCCTCAAGTTCACCTGCTGCCTCGCGTGCCTTTTCCTTCATAATTTCTTGCACGTTAGGGCGATTACTGGGTTCTTTTTCTTCGACAACCTTTTTGTTACCAAGCTTGCTGGTTTTGATTTCAGGCTTGTACACAGATTTGATCAAACGAGAAATTTCGTTTTCCAACGTTTGATTTTCTTGTTCAGTGAGTTG